GCACCTGCGGTGGTGAAGCTGGTGTCGGACGACCCGAATCGCGGCACGCTGCCGGCTGGGCATCCGCTGACCTGGGGGTTGCTGACGGATGCGGAATTTCCGGCTTATGGCGTGAGTTAGCCGGCCGGCGAAAGGTTAATGAAAATAACGGGGCTTCGGCTTCGCTCGCTAACGGACAAATTCAGAGGTCAGGTATTATGACGTTTTCAGTGCGGTCGGTTCCGATTGGTCAGACGCTTGGTTCGGGGATTCGGGGGAATGCCGTTGCGGAAGTTGGGGGGGCGTTGAGCGCGGCCGAGGTGCTGTTGCGGCTGGAGGAGGCGGGGGCGACTCTGTTGGCTATGCCGGCGACCGGGTATTCCACCCGGATGCGGCAGATGCGGTTTGATATCGTGCACACGGCGCTTGAGGCTTATGGGTGGGAGGCGCCGCCGTTGCGCGCACCGGCGCCGAGTGCGGCGGCGATTTCCGCGATGGATGAGGCGTTTGGGTGGCTGGCGCTGATTCCGGAGGCGAATTTTCTGCTGCGGCGGATTCTGGGGGCGCGGGCGCTGGTGCATCCGATTACCGGGCGGCATTTGTTTCCGTGGCGGCGGTTGGCGGCCGCGGTGGGGGCGGACCATAAATCCGTGCAGCGATGGCATGCGCAGGGGCTGGATATGGTGGTGCGGCGGATTGCGGCGGCGGCCGGGCGTTAACGCCCTTTCGCGAGCGGGCGCAGGGCGGCGGCGAGTGTTTCGCGGGGGGTGTGGAGATTGCCGAAGCGCAGGACATGGCGGCCTGGTTTTGGGTGGTGGGGGAGGGTGTGGATAACGAGGGCGTGGGGTAGCAGGGTGGCTGAATGGATGTCGGCCGCGGCGAAGTGTCTGGCGGTGGTGTGGGCCGGGCTGGGGTGCAGTGTGATGCCGCGCGAAGAGATGGTGGCGCGCGGGCGGATGGCGGAATCGGCGCGGCGGCGGCGCTGTGCCGCGACCGCGGCGGCCATGGTGATGATGCCGGCGCCGGCGAGGGCGAGGATCGCGATGGCGAGCAAGGGCCCCGGCGCGCCTGATTTAAGGAACAGGATGGGGGCGGCGAGGCTGAGGCCGGCCAGGGCGCAGGCTATGGGGAATGGCGGATTTGCACTGGGCGGGCCAGCAATGAGATGGGTGGCGCCGGGCGGGAGTTCGGGCATCGCCGGATGCTACCTGGGATTCGTATATTTCACAGTGTGACATTTTTACAATTTTCACATGTGGTGGAATTTGTTACAAAAAATCAAGTTGTATCAGAAGTTTAACCCTAACCTGGACGATAGAACCTCTAATGCGTTGGCGCCGATTTCTGCTGCTTGCGGCCATCCTGCCTGGTGTAAGCCCGGCGGCGCGGGCGGCTGATCCGGCGGTGCTGGCGGCGGAGTCCTCGGTGCGGCTAGGGTTGACGGCGGGGTATGGGAATTACCAGGAGAGTATTACGCCGCGGGACACTGAATCCGGCGCGGTGCTGGGGGTGACGGCTGGGGTGAGCGCGCTGACGCCGTATGGGATTGTCGGTTTCGGCCTGCCGGATTTGTACACGGACGCCGGGTATAATTTCGGCGCCGGATTTTTAAACTATCATGGCAATTTACAGAACCCGGCGAGCACGCCGTACCAGGCGCATGACAATGCTTACTACAACACGGCGATTGTGCGGCTGGGGCTGGGCGCGCCGCTGCAGGGCGGCGCCGAGGTGATCCCTTACGTCGCGGGCGGCTATCAGAACTGGTATCGCAATGTTGGCGGCGCCTCTGGTTATGGCGCGTTTTATCAGGCGGGGTTGATTGGCGGCGGGTTGCGGTTGGATGTGCCGGGCAGCCCCGATCTGGTGGTGAGTGCCGCGGTGGAGGGGTTTGCCGTGATCGGCGGATCAGTCTCTGTGCCGTCGCAGAGTTTTACGGGAAATTTTGGGACCAGCGCGGAAGAGCGGGTTTCGCTGGATGCGGATTACCGGTTGACACGGACCTGGCACGCTTATGCGGGGCTGGGGGTGACGCATTATGGGTATACGGGATCAAAGGCCGGCGCGTCTGGCGCGTATGAGCCGTTGAGCGCGACGCTGCAGGTGAATTCCATGTTCGGGGTGGCTTACGGTTTTTGAGGGCTTAAAATTTTTTTCTAACTAGATGTTATTTTTGCTTGCCCATATTCCCCATTCTGGTCTATAGATTTTGGCATACTGGTTATCTTTACGCAGACAGAGAGACAAACTTACATTTCATGACGGCGGAACCTGGGTTTATCGGGTTTGCCGAGCATGTGCTGGCGGACCGGGCGCAGACGCCGGCACGGCACCACCGGCTGCTGATTGCGAAGCTGGAAGAGGTTCTTGAGGGGCGGACCGACCGGTTGATGGTGCAGATGCCGCCGGGGTCCGCGAAGTCCACCTTCGCGTCGGTGTTGTTTCCGGGGTATTTTCTTGGGCGCCATCCCGGGAGCCAGATTATCGCGGCGGCGCATACGGCGTCTCTGGCGGAGCATTTTGGCCGGCAGGTGCGGCGGGTGATTGTGGAGTACGGCGAGCTGCTTGGCATCGGGCTGGCGAAGGATAGCAAGGCCGCGGCGCGGTTTTCGCTGCAGGATGGCGGGGCGTATTTCGCCGCCGGCGTACGCGGGCCGATTACTGGCCGGCGGGCCGATTTGATTCTGGTTGATGATCCGATCAAGACCTGGGCGGAAGCGGATAGCTTGATCCACCGCGATGCGGTGCATGACTGGTACCGGGCCGAGCTGACCGCGCGGTTGAAGCCGGGCGGCCGGATTGTGCTGATTATGACGCGCTGGCACGAGGATGACTTGGCCGGCCGGTTGATGCGCAGCGGCGGCGAGTGGGAGATGTTGACCTTGCCGGCGCTTGCCGAGGCGGGGGATGTGCTGGGCCGCAAGCCTGGTGAGGCGTTATGGCCGGAATGGGAAGATGCCGAGGCGATTGCCCGGCGCAGGGAAGAGGTTGGCGAACAGACATTTGCGGCGCTGTACCAGCAGAAACCCGGACTGCAGCAGAGCAAAGTGTTCAAGACGGACATGGTGCGGATTGTTGCGGCCGCGCCAGCTTGCACGCGGACAATTCGGGCCTGGGATTTGGCGGCGACATTGCCGGCGCCGGGGCGCGACCCGGATTACACGGTGGGCGTGAAGATTGGCGTGACCGACGTACGGCAGATTGTCGTGCTGGATGTTATTCGTTTTCGCGGCACACCTGCCGATGTGGAGCGGGAGATAATTGCGGCGGCGAATGCGGATGGGCCGGGCACGTTGATTGCGTTGCCGCGGGACCCTGGGCAGGCCGGGGTGGCCCAGGTGGCGTTTCTGGCGCGCGGGCTTTTGGGATATAGAATTGAGCACTCGCCGGAGACTGGCGCCAAGGAGGACCGTGCCAGGCCGGCGGCGACGCAGATGGGTGCTGGAAATATTTTGCTCCTGGCCGCAGCTTGGAATTCCGGCTTTATGGAGGAGCTGAGGGCGTTTCCGCATTCCCGGAAGGATGACCAGGTTGATGCGCTATCGCGCGCCGTGAATACGCTGGCGACGACGAGCGGTGTTGCGGCGCGGCGGATGAATATTCCGTACGGCGCGCGCTAGTTTTATTGCCAAGGGCGATTCACGTTTTCGGCGCGCTCTAACGAAAGCACGAGGCAGCATGTTCGAAACGATTTGTGACACGGTGCCGGCGGATGGCGGGATGCCGGCGCGGGTGCGGCGGCTGGATGTGCTGCGGCGGGTGTTGGATGGCACGATTTATGATGGCCTGCCCTATCAGTTTCATGAAGAGCGCAATGGCGCCGGAGAATATGTGCCGCTGCGGATGCGGCGGCCTTCCGTACGTTATGGTTTGTGCAGGGTGGTTGTCGAGGATTCTGTCGCGTTGCTGTTCAGCGATGCGCATTTTCCAAGTGTCGACTGCGCGGATGCGGAATTGGCGGGGATTCTCGGCGCCCTGATTGATGAAAGCCGGCTGAATGAGGTGATGATCGACGCGGCGATCCGCGGCTCCGTTGGGTCGGTTGCGGTGTTGATGCGGGTGTTAAAGGGGCGGGTGTTTTTCTCGGTTTTGGAAAGCCTGTTTCTGACGCCGCAATGGGATGTTACGGCGCCGGATACATTGAGCAGCGTGACGGAGAAATACAAGGTCAGCGGTGCGGATTTGGCGGCGCAGGGGTATACCGAGGTTGATGCGGGGACGATTTATTGGTTTCAGCGGGTTTGGGATGACGGGGCGGAAACCTGGTATTTGCCTTGGGCGGTGAATGACCCGCCGGCGGCGCCGGTTGTGGATTGTGTGCGCAGCGTGGCGCATGGGCTGGGATTTGTGCCGGTTGTTTGGATCAAGAATCTGCCGGGCGGGGATGGGGTGGATGGCGCCTGTACGTTCCGGGCGGCGATTGAGACGAATATTGAGATCGATTACCAGCTGAGCCAGGCTGGGAGAGGGTTGAAGTACAGCTCCGATCCGACGCTGTTGATCAAGGAGCCGGCGCTTGGGGATTCCGAAATTATCAAGGGCGCTGGAAATGCTCTGGTGGTTTCCGAAAAGGGTGACGCCAAGCTCTTGGAGATAGGCGGCACGGCTTGCGAGGCGGTGATTTCCTACGTGCGGATTTTGCGGGAGTTTGCGCTGGAAGCCGTGCATGGCAACCGGGCGAGTGCCGACCGGCTGACGGCGGCGCAATCCGGCCGGGCGCTGGAGCTGATGAACCAGGGGTTGATCTGGCTGGCGGATAATTTGCGGATCTCCTACGGGGTTGGCGGTGTGCTGGCGCTGTTGAAGATGGTTGTGCGGGCCTCGAATGTTTATCCGCTCCTGGTGATGGGGGATGCGGTGGGGCCGATGGATATGAGCGCGCGAATTTCGTTGCGCTGGCCGCGATGGTATCCGCTTTCGGCGGATGACCGGCTGAAGGAAGCGCAGGCGATTGCGGCGCTGACCGGTGCGAGGCAGATCTCGCGAGAGACGGGTGTGAAGGTACTGGCGTCCGCGACGGGGGTTGAGGATGTCGCGGCCGAGCTTGATGCGATTGACCAGGAGTCGCCATGACTGAAGAGACAAATGAGCCGTTAGAGGACTGGCGGGCGCGCGCGGAAGCTGCCGAGGCGACGCTTGCGGATGCGCGGGCGCAGGCGAATGCGCGGTTGATCCGCGCGGAGTTGAAGGCCGAGGCGGTGCGGGCCGGGATGGTTGATCTGGATGGGCTGAAGCTGCTGGACCTGGCGGATGTTAGTTTGAACCAGAATGGTGAAGTGGCGGATGCAGGAGCGATTCTCGCGAAGTTGAAGCGGGCGAAGCCTTGGCTGTTTGGGAATGTGGCGTCGTCATCGGCGGCGGCGAATCCGCCGCGGCCGGAGCCGCCGCGGATGCGTCATGCGAATGAGCTGAGCCATGAGGAGTGGCTGGCGGCGCGGGCGGCGCTGCTGCGCAGGCGTTAGTTTGCAGTCTTCAGTTTTCAGAAAGTAAGTGAAGCGTGGATGGCCGTTTTCGCGGCCATTTTTGTTGTGTGGTTTTAACAGTTGAAGGGTTTGGGTGATGGGCATTCAGAATTTTCCGGCGGCTTTGCAGCCGATCATTCAACAGGGGTTTCTCGAACGCGAGTTCGAGATGTCTCTGAAATCGCGGCTTGGGTATCGGCTGATTGCCGACCGTGAAGAGTTTTCAGTCGGCATTGGCGAGACGTTGACGAAGACTCGCGCCGGGTTGAAGCCGAGCGTTACGGTGCCGCTGCCGGCCGGGAGCAATACGAATCTGGACAATGGCTTGACCTCCACCAGCTGGGGCGTTGAGCAGTACACGATTACGTTGAATTTCTACGCGGCGACCCAGGATTTGAACATGGTGACGAGCCGTGTTGGGATTGCCTCGCAGTTTTTGCAGAATGCTGCGACGAATGGCGAGCAGGCGGCGCGCAGCCTGGATGAGCTGGCGCGCAATGCGTTGTTTGCGCCGTATTTCGGCGGCAATACGCGGGTGATGACGACGCTGACATCGGCCGGGCCGAGTGTCGAGGTTGATGATATTCGCGGATTCCAGACGGTTTTTGTGAATGGGGTGCAGCAGAGCGTTTCTGCCACCTATCCTTTGACGGTGACGGTTGGGTCCAATACCTATACCGTTGTTGGCGTTACGCCGGATGGGACGAATTTTTCGACCGCACCTGGCGGTGTTTCGGGTGCTCTGCTGTTCTCCGGCAATGTTACGGTGCTTGATGCGACTGCCGGCAATGTCGTGCAGGCGGCGAC